GCTCCGCTTGCAACAGTAGGTAGCGTGATTGAAGAACCCGTAGGGATCGTTACCGTACCAGTGAATGTTGGTGAAGCAGTATTTGCTTTTAGACCAATGCTCGTTGTGAGCGTTGCAGACAAGTTGGCATCGTTCCCAAGTGCTGTTGCAATCTCGCCAAGAGTGTCCAAGGTTGAACCAGCACTACCAACGAGGGCGGCAACTTCAGCACGAACAAACGCCGTGGTAGCAACTTGGGTGGTGTTTGTCGCTAATGCCGCGGTAGGCGCTGTTGGCGTTCCTGTGAGCGCAGGCGATGCGAGAGGTGCCTTAGCGTCCAACTGTGTTTGAATAGCCGAGGTAACACCATCAACATAATTCAATTCAGTTGTTGACAGCGTTGCACCATCAAGGATGTTGATTTCAGCGGCTGTTGATGTCACACCAGTCAGGTCGGTTGGCGCGATAGAAATGTTCGCTGAACCATTGAAAGACTGACCAGCAATATTTCGTGCAGTAGCAAGAGTTGTTGCCGTGCTGGCATTACCTGTTAACGCGGCTGTGATAGTTCCTGCCGTAAAATTCCCTGAAGCGTCACGGGCGACAATTGCGTTCGCGGTATTCGCATCTGTTGCTGTCGTTGCAGAGTTGGCAACCTTGCTTGCCGTTGTAATTGTGGCAAGTTTGGTGTCAACAATCGCTGCTGATGCGTTGATGTCTGCGTTTACGATTGCCCCATCAGCGATCATTCCACTTGTGATCGTTCCATCAGGTAGTACCACAGTGCCAGTGAATGTTGGAGAAGCAAGATTTGCTTTTAATGCGTCAGCAGTATCAACATAAAGTTTTGTAGCCGCATCATTGTTCGCCGTTGGCTCAGCAAGGTTCTGAATTTTCTGAGAATTCAAGTCAAGAGTGCCAGTTGCTACAGCAAAATTATTTAGCGTGTTTTGCAGAAGAGCAACAGTTCCTGTTGCGTCTGGAAATGTCACTGTGCGATCGGCTGTTGGGTTGCCAGCAGAAATCTGTAATTCATGATCATCAACCGACGATCCCTCCATGGTGATTGAACCACTTAGTGTGAGGTTGGAGAAAGTTACCGAATCACTTGTACCGACTGCTTGCCCAATTGACAGGGTATGCGTTGTTGCTTCCCCCGAAGTTGCGGCACTAGAAGTCACACCAGTTCCACCAGTAATGTTGGCTACATAATCACCAGTAGTGTCTGTACCAAGAGCAAGTAGGGTGTCACCTGTATTAACTGCGGTTACACGACCGTAAGAATCTGTGGTTAAAGATGTAACAAAAGATTTACCAGCAGCAACACTGCTATTTGTGCGGGCTACTTCTGCGAGGTCAATGCTGTCAGCGTTGACAACAATTCGTGACGACGATGCTGTGCCGATGCTGAGGTCGGAATTACTTGCCGCAAGTCCTGCGCCAGCGATAATTTGAAATCCCAAACCTGTGGTCTGTTGGAAAGTGACAGCATCCGTGCCAAGAACATGCGCACCGTCTGCACCTGATCCACTTGATGAAACAGCAAAGCCTTGATGACGATTAACTGCTGATGAGTTTGCAAGAGCACCAACAGTGAAACCTTCGTTTTGAGTAATTTGACCTGTTGTTGAGCCGTTCATGTCTGTGGCTCGTGTAAGAACATATGTCGCCGAAGCAGAACCTTGAGCAGTTACAACATAGATACCGTTGTGTACAGTGTTTGCTTGGTTCTTGACAAGAATTCTGTCACCAGTTGTTGCGTTTTCTGTATCAACGACCAAACGACCGTTTGATGTTCCTGTGAGCGTCGCCCCAATACCAAGACCACCATCTGCGTCGGTAGTTCCGTTAGCGTAGGTAGGGTTGTTGGGTAGTACGGCGTTTGTTGCCAACACGACGCCTTCATGCCAATGCTCTTCTCCGAGGCGTTCTTCAAGTTCTAGTTCAGTTACGAGCGGGGAGTAAACACTGCCGTCAACGGTGGCTTCCCAAACATCGGTTGTTTCATTCCAACGAATTTGAACATTCGCTGACGATCCGCGTTCAACTTCAATACCAGCATTCTCCGAGGGCGCGCCAGAAGCGTTGTTGTTCAAAACAATGATGTTGTCGTTTACTGTCAATGTTTCTGTATTTAAGGTGGTAGTAGTGCCAGAAACAGTGAGGTTTCCTGAAACCGTAAGATCATTAAAGGTTACATTGCTGTCCGTGGCAACTGCCTGACCGATAGCGATTGTCGGTGTTGCGGTCTCACCAGAGTTGTTGGAGAGGGTCACACCTGTTCCCGCAACAAGCGAAGCAACATATCCGCCAGCAGTGTCTGTACCAAGATCAATAGTGTCGTTAACCCACGCTGATCCGTTCCATTTCAAGAACTGACCGTTAGACGCACTTGTGATTGTTACATCGCCAACTTCGTCCAAGGTTGGTGGAGCGTAATAGCCGAGAGAGTTCCAAGCAGTTGAACCATTGCCTAATTTAAACTTGAGGGTGTCGGTTTCAACACCCATTTCACCGCCAGATAGCGTAGGGTTTGCTGATGTCCAGTTTGTCGCTGTGTCTCGTCGCAGTATGATCTTTTTGTATGCCATTATGCATTTCCTCCGTCAATCTCGTCCAACGGATCTGTGCTGATCGTTGAGTTAGATGCTGTACCTGATTCCCACACAACTATCCCCGCAACCCGTCGCCATCTGGTTCCAAAGCGTTGAAAGACTTTATTACCTGCCGTGAACTGATCACCGTTCGCAGGATTAGAAGGAAAGGTAACAGCCATACAGCAATAATACAGTATTATTCTACATCAAAAAGAATGGATGAATTAAACATATATTTATAATTAGGCTAAGTCGCCTGAGAGTAGAAATAGGTTAGCCCCAATACAGGTTGCCGTAACCATGGAATATCTCACTCGTGTGGTTACCGAGTTGCTTGGGGAAACCACTGATACCGAACCAGAAACGGTGATTGACACCTGACCAGTCCCCTTTTGAACGATGTCAACTTTTTCCCCAATATTTGCATCTGTCCATGTGCCCAAGTTGACGGAAACCGCCGAAGAGGAATCAAGGACAATCATACTCCCACTATTCGTAGATGTAACCCCATATGTGGTGAGTGAAGAATTAGTGATGTTCTGGCGCGGAAAAGAATTGACCCAATTCCCACTAACCCCATCAAACCTTAATGTTTGATTTGGGAGCAGGTCATCATCAATAACAACACCAATGAGTTCTGATAATTCAAAGAACATAGGCTCATCAATTGTTATCTGAACCCACGAAGAACTAAAATAAATGTAGAGATTTAAGCCAGTAGTGTCATACCAGAAATCTCCTGCGGTTACATCAACCGAAGGAGCGGTATCGGACGCGGTCATGCGTCGGTAGTTACCCAAAGCGGTTTGAATGAATGCTGTTGTCGCAAGCGCTGTCGTATTATTTCCTGCGGTCTGTGTGACAGCAACCGTTCCGGTTGGAAGTGTCGGTGCTCCGGTGAATGTCGGAGAAGCAAGATTGGCTTTTAGATCTAGGGCTGTTTGCGTCGCAGTGGAAACTGGTTTATCAGCATCAGAAGTGTTATTGACACTCCCTAAACCAACATGAGATGCTGTGACCCCCGTTACTGTTCCTGTGAAAGTCGGGTTTGCGCTTGGTGCTTTAAGATCCAAAGCAGTTTGTGTCGCAGTAGAAATGGGTTTGTTTGCGTCAGATGTGTTATTAACATTGCCGAGACCAACCATCGTTGATGTAATGCCAGCAACTGTCCCTGTAAAAGTAGGATTAGCAAGAGGTGCTTTAAGGTCTATTTGTGCTTGAATCGCCGAAGTTACGCCGTCAACATAATTTAATTCTGTTGTTGAAAGGGTTGCACCGTCAAGAATGTTGATTTCGGCTGCTGATGAAGTCACCCCATCAAGAATGTTGAGTTCTGCTGTACTTGAGGTTATGCCATCAAGAACATTAATCTCAGCAGCAGTTGAAGTAACTCCAGTTAGATCTGTCGGTGCAATACTGATGTTTGCTGAACCGTTAAATGCTTGACCAGCAATATTCCTTGACGTCTGCAAAACCGTTGCCGAATTTGCATTACCGTTGAGCGAAGCGGTAATTGATCCAGCAGAAAACGCCCCATTTGCGTCGCGAGCAACAATTGCATTAGCGACGTCAAGATTGGTGGCAGTTGTCGCCGAGTTTGATACTTTCCCTGCTGTAGAAATCGTGGCAAGTTTGGTGTCAACAATCGCCGCGGTGGCACTAACTTTTGCATTAGTGACTGCTCCGTCATTAATTTTGTTTGTAGTTACGGCATCGGATGCGATCATCGCTGTAGAAACAGTGCCCGTGTCGTAGGTACTTACGATGTCCCCGTAATTGGTTCCGTCGTTTGTTATTTCCCACTTGTCAGAAGTTTCGTTCCAACGCACAGACACATTTGCAGATGTTCCACGCTCAACCTCTACACCTGCATTCTCCGTGGGTGAACCAGTGACATTATTGTTAAGGACAACAATATTGTCATTAATCGTGAGAGTCTCGGTATTAATAGATGTGGTCGTACCAGAAACTGTTAGGTTTCCGCTCACCGTCAAGTCATTGAATGTGACATTGCTGTTCGTCGCTACTGCCTGCCCAATTGCAATTGTTGGACTAGTTCCCTCTCCGGGAGTGTGGGTAACGGTTACACCAGTTCCAGCGGTAATGTCGTTTATATAATTGCCAGTTGTGTCGGTGCCAAGAGCAATGGTGCCACTTATGGCAAGAGTTCCGCTTGCATCAGGAAGGCTTACAGTTCTATCAGCGGTTGGGTTTACAACCGTTAAAACAGTTTCATGTTCGTCTGTTGTTGAACCTTCAAAAGTAATGAAATGTGGTTCTGGGAGATAGATACCATGAATTCTTGGAGTTCCACCAGTAGCCGTAATTTCTGGTCCATTAATGGTTGGAGTGGTAAGAGTTTTATTAGAAAGCGTTTGAGTCGTATCCGTGCCGACAAGGGTTGTCGTTGCATCAGGTAGGGTAATCGTTCTGTCGGCTGTTGGGTCGGTTACAGAAAGAGTTGTCTCAAACTCGTTAGCGGTTGCACCTTCAAAAACAATGTTTCCGTTTAGGTTCAAACCAGCAAATGTTGGTGAATCCGTTGTTGCGACTGATTGACCAATGGCAATTGTCGGTGAAGCACCCTCTCCAGAGTTATTGGTTACCGTAACACCAGTACCCGCAACAAGTGATTCAACATATGAACCAACTGTGTCGGTTGAAAGGTTTACCGCATCGTTAATCCACGCAGATCCGTTCCATCGCAAAAAATCACCGTTAGTTGCGCTGGTAATCGTGACATCAGAAAGTGCATCAAGCGACGCAACAGAAAGGTTGGCATTGGCATAAGCCAAACTTGTCCAAGCAGTTGAGCCATTACCAATCTTAAATTTAGCGGTATCGGTTTCGTAACCAAACTCGCCGTTATCAAGCGTCGGGTTGAGAGACGTCCACGCAGAAGCGGTAGTTCTTTTAAGTTGAATTTTTACGCTCATGCCGCTATCCCTCCATCAAAGACTGCCATCACACCGTTGGTTACTTCAGCCTCGTAGAGTTCAGGTAACGATATGTTTCCTCCGTCTAGATCTGGAAGCGCAACAGCGCCACTTACAGTATCCCACGAACCACCGTCGCGAATGTAAAGGAGGTTGCTTACATTGTTATACCAAAGATCTCCGTTCTCTGGGTCTGCTGGTGCAGTTGAAGAAATGGTTACATTCGCCCCACCTCCTCCTTCTCCTGCGGACACCTGAGTCCAAGTTGAGTTGGAACGGTAGTAGAAAACATGGTTCGTTGTGTCAACGGCGAGCGCACCGTTCGGCAGGGAAGCGTTAGGGGCACCATTTGTTGTCAATGTGACCATGCCACCAGTAGCAACAAAAACATCATCTGTTGTCAGGGTGTTTGAGTCACTCCTGTAAAGATTCGTATCACCAGTGGCTGAACCTGAACCCCAAGTAATTTTTCCGCCAGCATCAATACGGATTCTTGGAACAGTATCTGAATTTACTCTTGCTGAGAGTGCCTCGGAAGCAACGCTACTAAAGTCAAACCCGCGAAGCGGTGTTCCAACAAATTTTGTCATAGAAATTCAGCCTCAACCGTTTTTCAAAATATGAAACACCCCTCAAGGTGTTTGTTTTGTGAATTCTTAACCTGTTATTACAACCGTGTATGCGCCAGCGTCGGGTGCAACAGAGAAACTGACCGTAACGGTGTTCACGTTGGTTCGTACAACATCGGCGATAACTGTGTCAAATGTTGCGGAATCAAAAACTTCAGTTTGCACAAGGCGAGTGTTGAAGTTGTGAACAATTGCAAAAGATGTTGCACTCGCGTCACCAATAACTTGAGTGGTTTTGCGGGCAAGAGTCGGGGTTGTGGAAGTACGGGTTCCTGTGTCACCACCAACAGCAAGGCTTTCACGAGCACCTGATTCGGTTGTGGCACCAGTACCACCCTGATCAACAGGGAGTGTTCCTGTGGTGTCATCGGAGCCTTGTGCGAGATCAATAACATTTCGGCTAAGAACACCTGCCGTGTATGTAAGACCATCACCAGCAATGTCCGACTTGATCTTGAGACCATCAGCGGTGGTGGCAAGACCAGCAATCGCTGCGTCAAGTTTGATACCGACAGCATCAGAGGTGATTGCAAGACCAGTGCTACCACCAATAGTTACAGAAAGAACACCTGCGTCATAACCAAGACCATCACCAGCGGCATCTGATTTGATGCGCAAAGCGTCGGAATGAATCTCAATACCAACGCCTGTATTGACATTAAGAACATCGCCAGTTTTTGAAAGACCGTCACCTGCAAGAATGTTTCCCGCTACTGAGAAGAGTGAGAATGCAAGACCAGTTGTGCCAACCGTGATGTCGCCATCGGTGATGAGAACCCAACCGCTGTCTGCGTTAGTTGTTCCGTTTTCAACGAAGGTGAACATGCCCGGCGTGACTTCAGCATTGTTGTCTGCGTCAGTTGCTCGTGAAGCGGAACCAGAAACAGAAGCAATGTAGATACCGTTCTCTGAAGCGGTACTTTGGTTCTTAACAAGAACACGGTCGCCAGCAACGAGCGTGTACCCGTCAATAACATCGCCAGCCTCAAGACCAGTAGCAATAGTGATAGGCGCTGTTGTCGCAACTTTTACGGATGCCTTAACATCTAGACCTGTGCGAGCCGCGTCAACATATCCTTTGTTTGCAACATCAAGATCGGCAGAAGGGGTTGCGGCTTTGAAACGACCGTTACCATCGCGAAGAACAAGGGTGTTTGCGGTTTCAGCAACTGCTGCTGCATCAAGTTTTGTTTTATCAGCAGCCGACATGACACCGTCATTGGACGATGTAGCAAGGTTTGGCTGAATCGTTACAGCACCATTGGCTTCAGAGATCGTTAGTGCTTCGGATTGATCACCAGTGCTGGTGATGCCGTGAAGCATCTTGCGCCATGCAGAACCCGTATAAACCTTGATGGTTTTTTCGGTGCTGTTATAAATTAAACGACCTTCAAAGTTGTCGGTTGAAGGATCAGATGCTAGAACCTCAAATTTACCGTTAATTAACTGGTTCTGATTGAGATTTAAATTTGTTACGAATTTTTGTGCCATTTATTTAAATCCTTACGTCAAATAAGCGAAACCAGAAAAGGGGGCTGAAAATGAAACCGTTATACTTGTGTTGCTATTATATACTACATCACCAACCACTACTGTTCCTGCACTATCCACGATGGTTACAGACGGTCTTCCGCCTAATTCGTGCGTGATGTTCCATGTGGATGAGGCGCTACTTTGGGTATGGATCTTTCTGTCGTTAAGAACAGCGGCGTCAATAGTCGCTGAAGACAAAGCAGTGAAAAAGGGCGTGTCCGGCCACCCTGCCTCAGTTTTCGGACCATAAAAATCGCCAGTAAGCGTATCAATGTAGATGTCGCCGACATTCCCATAATCTGAGGCAATAGAGGGCATTTAGATCTCAATCTCTATTTCCCAAGGCACACCAGCGCCATATACAACATTGGGATTGCTTGCAACACCCGGCAATTTAACCTGAATGATGTTGGGTTCTTCTCTAGATATCTCAACAATGTTTCGTCGGTCTTCAACAACAACATTAAAATCAGCGTTACCCATAGTGAGTTGGGTGGATAGATCACTCACCTTGACACCTCTTTTTCAAGTTTGAACTCTCCTCGGACCACCTTGTAAACATCGCCTGTAGCGGTTTTGACTATCTCCAAGTCATAAACCCCGCTCTGTGTAAGAGCCGCAGTCTCAACCGCAGTCAAATTTAAGGTTATTGTTCCGAGAGAACCGTTGATGGTGATTCGCCCGTTGGCAGTGGTTAGGGACACAATCGTGGACGAGGCATCAAGCGTGCGCCGAACTTCCATGCGAGCCGTGTAGCCCACCAAAGAAAACACGGTTCCTTCGGCAGTTTTGATTTCAAGGGTACGAGTAAAAGTAGACCCCTGATCGCACACAATATTGTATTTCCCTGCAAGCATCAGTCCTCAATCTGTAAAGCAGTAAAAACCGCCACCACCTATCAAGAATACAACACTTACCCGTATTAGATTTGAAGCGTTAAGCCTTTTTCTTGCTTTTTGCTTGAGCATCAACGATTGCTGTAACAGCCGAAAAAATCGCTGTCGTGTTCTTGTCGCCGATCTTGGTTGAAACCCAAGCAAGGGCAGTCAGAGCAACAGGCATGATTACAGCCACAACTTCAGCCGAAACACCCCACTTGTTAGCAAGATATCCAAGACCACCCAGAAGGGCGCCTTTGACAGCCTGATCGCTTACATTCGCTTTAATATTCTTGTCCATTGTTTTCCTCCGTTATAGGGAATTGGTACTCTCCTGCACGCATCATTTCCATTGCGGTTTCTAGCATCCCATTGGCAAGCCATGGGGTCATTGAATCCGAAATGGTTAGTACCAACTCTTGATTAGAGTCAGATACTATTTCTGCGATAAGCACAAAATTGGTTACAAGATTTTCAGGTAAAGCCCCCCGAAGGAGTTCTTCAACTTCTTTATCCACAGAAGTTTCATTGTTTTCTTCTTCCATGAATCCTCCAATTTTGGCTTACCTACATATTCTACATCACGCAGTCAGTGTGTGGGTGACAAGCATTCCAAGAGGTCTTGCAGGTTCAATTAGAGTTAAAATAATACTGTTGGATGTTCCTACATCTTCAGGTACGGTTCCGTAAGTTTCGGCTTGACTCGTTGTGAAAGCAACAGAACTTTGTGTCATGGTGTAATTGACAACTTTTGCTCCCGTGAGATTTCTTTGGATGGCTCCGATCATGGAATCAAGAGTCCCCGCATTATGCCCGTAGTAGCCAGTCTCTACCTGCCAGCGAGCAAAAGAGTCAAGACCAGCAGGAAGCCCACCAAGGTTGATGGCATCATTGCCAAGAACATCACCTGAATCTAAAAGACTGTCGTTTAACGCAAATATTTCCCAACCGACACCTTCAGTAGAGGGCTGATATGTCACCAATATTGGTCGTCCCCTGAATTGTGCAAGGTAAGTTAAGTAAGCAGAGTCACATACTTGAGGATTCACAAATGTGCTTAATGTGCCCAAAACATTTGGATCTCCACCTTCACTGCTGTCAACATATTCAAAAGAATTAGACTTTGTTAAAACATTATTTGCTTCAGAAGTCATTACATCAACAAGACGAGATAGTGGGAACGTGGGTTGGTTTGTTGAATAATTTGCAGTATCTGATTCAAGAAAAACTTCTGGCAAATATTCTAAAACACTAGTTAAAAAGTCGTTTGAAAAAAGTCTTAAAGAGGCATGTGCTGTCGGTCTGGAAATATTTATATATGCATCTGTCGTGTCTGCAAAAACAACACGCAGTTGTAGTTGAATTGCCCATCTGCCCGTATCAGGAATTTCAACAGGAACCGACCTAATTAGTTGCCACTTTGGTGTGTCTGTTCCACCAAGAGCAACAACTAAAGAACCTTCATTACCAACAACCTGATTGAATGGATCTACAAAAGAAAATGATGAAGTGTTTTCGTCAAAGGTAACTTCAGATAAAATAGTTTTAAAAAAGACGGTGCAGTTTTTTGATGGTTTCACCCACATGAAAGACTCAATGTAATCTTGGTTATCTATCGGAAGCGTCAAGGCATATTGAGAAGGGATGCTTGCCGTAGTCGGATAACTATTAAAACGAACATAATTTTCTGAACTTGATGGCACAAGTTTAAGAGAACCATATTCGGCGTCCTGATAATTGACCGCGTCAAGAGAAAGAGTTCCGTCAGATGTCCACAGATCATCAATTCCCGCAGCAAAAACTGCGGGTTCTAAAAATGTTCTTTCAGTCTCGTCAAGGTAATTGAATATTACTCCCATTTTTATGCAGTCGCTATCGTTGTGCAGTTACCGATTGGTATAGCGCCTTTTTCAAGAATTGTTACATCATTTGTAGAGTCGGTTGCAAAACTTGTAGATCCCGTAATAGAAACATCCATGGAATCAACATATTTCACGCCTACAACTTTAGAAGCGATAGTAATCAAATATAGGTGATTTACGCTCTCAGCGAAATCCCAACCAGCAATAGAAAGATAATTTTCTATCGCTAGAGAAACAGCGCTTCCAACCTCGGTCGTTGAGTAGTTCGGTTCTACAATAACTTCTGCCGCTACTTCAACATTGAAAGTATTCATGTCGTGAAGAAAAACATTCAAACCAGCAACAACACGACTCTCTATGTCTTCTTCAATGATCAATTTTTGGGCGGTTGACAAAGCGGCGCCAGCCGAGTCGCACATAGAAATGGTAACCGCACCACCAACATCTGCTGTTGCAAAAAGCATTCCATTGCCAAGAACCACACTCCCAACAGTGGTTGCCGCAGTAGCAATATTGCCGTTGGTTCTTGCGTACCTAAATGTAGTAGTTGATGGCACGACAGTTATCGTGTATGTTCCGTTATATACGTTGTTCGCCATGTCTGCGACATCTACAACATCACCCACAGAAAATCCGTGCGCATATCTAGTCGTCAGGGTAACGACATTGGAAGTGAGCACAGCATTGGTGATGTCGTTTTCTTTTGCTTGAGTTAAATCATAAACCTTAAACCTTGCAACGGTCGGGTAGTTGATCAAAATATAGTTAGTCAACTGAGATGCGGTTGTAATTGCACTGCTCAAAGAACCAAGAAAGGTGACTGCTCGGTTAAAATATTCTTCGTCCGTTTCGGTATCAGTACCAACGCTTGCAAGGGCAGTCAGAGTTGCCGAAAGAATAAATGGAGTACTTGAAATAACCGTCAGATTGGATCCAATAGGAATGTCGGGATACAAAGATGGATCAGATGCCGTAACGGAAACAGAACCAGTTGTAGCCCCCGAAGCAATTGTTATGTCGTTAACTGTTTCATAAAGAAATTGAGTCAACGCACCCTCAGAGTCGTAAACATCAAAAGAGAAAACAGTACCAGAAGCAATCGTCGCGCCTGTATTCACTGAAAGTTCAATCAGAACAGTTCCCGTTGACGCTGTGGCTTCAATTCGGTCAAAGCCCATCAACTTCAACAAACCTTCCATCAAACCATCTGGTAAACGGTTTATGGTTGCGATCAGACTTCCCGTAGAGTAAGCAACAGATTCAAGGAGCGCATTTTCAATTGTGCCAGTACGAGGAGAAAATTCAGGGAATGAGGTTTGAGCATACTCAACCGCTTCGTCATATACATCAGTAATTGACTTATCGTTAACTGTTAAATCAATATAGTCTGAAAAATCTGGTGATGGCATGGTTTTTAGATCCGTTCAAATTTGATTGCTAAATTTAATTCGCCGTTATTATTTGGTGTTGCATCAACGCTCGTTATCCTCACTTCGGGTATCAAATTACCTATTTGTACACCAACCTGCCTTGCTTGCTTGGCATCAAAAGTTGGATCTTTGGTTCCGTAAAAAGTTGAAATAGGTAAAGAATTTGGCTCAATCTGAATGGCAAAACCAATCAGTGTCGCAAAATACTCATCTGAGTCGTCTTTGATTGTTTCCATCTCAAATGACTCTTTTTTAAACCGTATCGGTAACCTAATCGTGTTCATAAAGACCCAACAATCACACCTTCATCAAGGGAACCATTCAATAATACAACAAGAAC